CCTAGATACCCAAATCAGTTACTACAGCCGCCTGCACTAAATACGGTGCTTCTGTTTCAATAGCAGACAACGTAAAGTTGTAGCCCTGAACATCACCCATTGCTGTGCCGCTTTCAGCAGTCATAGCAGTGATATCGCATCCATATTCATTACCGGCCAACCAGTAATTATCGTTGTTGTCTTTTACTATACAAAATACACGATTCTGTGCTAGTAATTTCAATTCGTTACGCTTAGATGTTGATAACTTGCGTAAACGCCCGATAACGTCAGTTTGGTTGAATACTGTGCCGTTCTCCTGTGATACGTTAGTGGTTGTAGTCATGCTGCCAACTCCCTTAGGTAATTCGTATGTATATACCGAACCACTTGCGACAGTTGTAGCAGTCACTTCGCCACCTGATACAGTAAACCCAGTTGAGGCAAAATCAATCAAATGAATTGACTTAATTCCACCAACGGCATCCTTACAGTCGAGGGTAAAACCCTGTGTTAAATTACAAGCCATTGGTTACCTCCTTTATGCTAATGTGAATTCAACTAATTGGTCAGGGAACGCTACCTGTACTCCATATTTCATGGTTGCACGGAAGCGTACCTCATCGTTATCTTGAGAATACCAGAATCTGTAATCCTCTTCCTCATTAGCAAGGTCAGTACCTACAAAGAAGTTACTTAAACGACCTGCGAACATTCTGTTCGTTCCGTTCAAACCACCAACTGCGATAAGTTTCATGTTGGTTGCAGGGATAACGATTTCCATACCTGCACTGTCAGCAGCGTAATGGAATAAGTTTGCTTCACGAAGAGCAGTGGTGTACTTTTTGAAAGTATCGATACCGACGAACAATACCAAGTCATCAGCGTCAGCGATGTCAGCAGGTAAAGCGTTGTACATATCGTCAATCAAACCTTCGATGTTTGAAGTAGTGATAGAAGTTGCAGAAGTTGTGTTTCCGTCAACAGATGCAGCCGCATCGTCAATCACTTTGTTGAATCCGTCAAAACGGTTAGTGTTAGGGTTGGTGTTTCCAGTTCCTGTGTCACCTTGCCACATAGCAACTTCTAACAACTTAGCAATACGGTCAGCCTTTTCGTTTCCGATTTGCTCTTCGAAAGGTACATCCTCAGGTGAACCAGCAGCGATTTGAGTCTGCATCCACTTTGCTTCTAAAGTCTTAGGGCAAAGAGTTTCTTCAACCTTGATTTTACCTACTGTGATGTTTCTTTGTGTGAAAGTTGTGTTACCACTTGCGTTGTAACCACATCCGTCAGCCTGAAAGAATACATCAGAAGATAGAATGTTTAATGCCTCAGCAGATTTGATACCTACCTGCACCTGTCCAGCCGCTTGTAATACAGCAGCCGTCTTACCCCCGAAAAGGGATTTTACTACCAACTCGGTGCTTTGTTCGTTGGTATAGTCAGTTAATCCAGTTACGTTAAATGCCATGATTATTTGTTTTTAATTGTGTTTGCGATTTTTACAATGTTTGCAAAGCGTTCGTCTTTTTTAGACAACTTTGCCGGTTCTTTTGTTGGTTCTTCGCTTGGTAAATCAGCAATCTTTTCTACCAAGTCTACGGTCTTACCAAAGGCATCTTTCATAGTTGAAAAAGCCTCATCGTTGTTGGTTAGTTTCTCTTCCAAAGTGTTTAGTTTTTCAACTGCTTCTTCAAAACGAGTAACTAAGTCGTTAAATGCTTCTAAGGATGCAAACTCAGCAGGGGCTTCCTCTACTTCTGTTTCTACTTCCTCAGCAGGTTCTACAATCTCAGTAACAACACCGCCTTCGGTGGTTACGAGCATACCGCCCTCTACTTCGTGTACGGCATCTGGAGCAGGAATCAATCCTTCACCAGTTTGAACAAAAACTTCTGTTCCAACGGCTAATTCGCCTTCCCATTCAATGATTGTACCATCTACTAAGGTTGCAGTTGCCATTTCAACTTCTTTTTTGTCCTCTTCACCGAACAGTAGCGAACGAATTTCGGTCAATACTTCTTTGCTG